AGTTGAGATACGGTAGTGACCCCGACATTTCAGCTGTGTCATCCACAAATTCCACCACAATGGCTGGTGTCTCAGATCTAGCTAGTGGTTCAATACGGCTGCGGTAAATCCGGTTCCCAACCCCAACCGTGTTGGCTAGATTGCTGACGATACGGGCTAAAATTTGTTCTCGCTTAGTCATGTTTTTGACAAAATTACTATAGATAGCTGCCCGTCATCTATGCGTAGTGTCTCTCTAACCATATAAGTACTGCCATCAACCGTTAAAGTGTCGCCGTACTTGGTGCTGCCAAACAAACTGGTTTTAACGGTTAGAGCAAACTCCACACTTAGAGACCTATCGCCTGCCACTAGTTCAGTTGGGGAGTCAAGTATGCCACTGCCGGTAACTTGACCCCAAACCACTGGCACCCCAAAGTCTTCCAAAAAAGTGTCCAGCGTCTCTGGAATCATGCCACGATATCCTTGATGGCTGCGAAACTGACAGCGTGTCTTAGCGCAATGTCTATTGTCTGCATAGCACGTATATCGACTGCCCCAGAGTTATAGCCCGAACCGTATGGATTTGGGACGATTTCCAGTGCGCCCCACATACCAATTATCAAGTTGGCAAAATTACCAAAGATAAGTGCGCTGTGGATTGCAGCAGAACTGCCTTTGACTAAATTGGATGGTACTTGGTTGCTTCGGGCTACTGGATAGCCGTTAGCTAGTATTGGAGTACCCGCTAAAGTGCTATCTTTGTCCCCGGTCCACAAGTACTCGAAACTAGCACTAGATTTGAGTTTTTTAAGTGCCAGGATAACTTTTGAGTTGGTTAAGTAGTACAAACTTCCGTTTAAGGCATTTGCTGTGTCTACCAATGCTTCCAACTCGATTAATGGGTCTAATCCGCTTTTTGCGGTTGCACTTGAGTTAGCTAACGCAGCTCCGGTGTTTGCGTTTGCGCCAAGTTCAAAGTTACCAACTCCGGCAGCGTTTAGAATCCCGGTTGGTTGCCCAGAGAGTCCAGTGCCGCTAATAGCAGCCAAGTCAATTCCCAGAGCTAATTGTTGAATTAAGTCGTTACGCACTACTGACTCGATATCGGGAGTAGCTTGTTGAAGCATAAGTCTACTGTATTGAGACCGAGTACCGATTTGTTTTGGTGACAACGTCACGTTATCAAAAGTGGCTTCAGCTTGGGTCAATGCTGTGTTCTCAGTAACCCAGTAAGTCGCTGTAGCGGTGGCTTGGCGAGGGATTGACACATTGCCAACCAGTCCAGTTAGCATAGTGGGACCCAACGACATAACCACAGCAGCGTTGCGCAAAACATCAATAAAACTGCTGGCTAGCAAGTCGGTAGCTACCAACCGCCCACCGGTGTCGTTAGCACCCACTGCGTAAGTGGCACGTGTTTGCAGATTACCCGGAATAAAGAACCCCTGGGTTTGTCGCCCGGCTTGACGAGACAGTTCCAGGTTGACTTCTCTTTCTAACCCAGCTTCTGACCAGTCGTTTTTAAGGACTGCGTTGATAGCCCGAACCACAGAGTAACTACGTTGCTCTTTTGGGGACAAATCCACGTTGCCGACGGGTGCAGGTTGATTGGCTTGAATCCCTTTTAAAAATTGGGTTTTAGCATCTTCAAGTGAGCAACCAGATTCCTCCAACTTGACGGCTAACTCGGGTTGGTTAGTAGTTCTACCTATTTCTCGAATCGCTTTAACGCGGTCTCGTTCTTCATTGCGGGCTTGCTCTCTTAGAGAGTCTAAATCAATATTAGATTCAGGCATATTTTCTACAATCTCCAAAGTACGTTGTACGCCGACAGTTGGGTCGGCTGGAATAGCCACAAAACTTACCTCAAACGGTTCCCAGTCAGTGACAAGATAACTCCCGTCCCGCTGGTCTATTTGATTATACACTTTATAACCCACGGAAACATTCCGTATAATGCCGTCAGCAACATCTTTGCGGACCTGCTGTGCAAATTGGCTACTTGAATAACGCCCGTAAACATAGCCTTTGCCGTTTTCTATCCAAGCACGTTCTGCCACGCCGACCAGTTGGTTGGGGTCATGGTTGAACAGAATTGGCGCGCCGTCGTTAAGTCTGTCTAACCGAACAGACTCTGGCTTGTGGTCTAAAATTTCAACCCCGTAAAAGCGTTCATACGGGTTTGGGGAACTAAAGCTAAACTCAAAACTATTGTCATCCGTCGTTTGTGGCAGTTCCCCCGTCCACAGTGGGGCTATCTGGCGGAGTTCCGTCAGCTGGGTTGCCATTGCTACTACCTCCCATGTTTGTGTCTGTTATATTATATGCTGCGGGAGCGCGGTTACTAACTAGTAGTACGTCTGTGTCAAATGCTAGCCCAAGTTCATTAGCCATTTCAATCTCGGCTTGACGTTGCAGGAATAAGTCGTTTAAGTCACCACCATTTTCCGCAATAATTTGAGACTTGGTAATATACCCAGCCCGTTCCGCTTCCTTGGCGGCTACAATTTCTTTCTGGGGGTCAACCCAAGCCCATGAGCGCGGTATCCACTTGGCTGCCTGGTAGCGTGCTTTGTTGGTTTCGTAACTGGGTAAGTTCAAAATCCCAGACAAAGTCGCAGCGTCTAACCAACGGTTGAACAATCGCTCATGAAAGTTGTGGATTAACCAGTTTTGCAATACCCGCCAAGAGTCCCGCTCCGCTAGCAGTGACAACCGGGAACTTGAATAGTTGCTTTGGCTGTAATCCCCGCTGACCGCTTCGTAAGAGCAGCCAATGCCTGCCGCCACACCCCGAATCATGGACCGCATAAACGCCTCAAAGTCACCAGACCGTTCAAGTTGGGGGACTTGAATTTGTTCACCCGGAGCTAAGTACTTAAATATGCCTGGTTCAAACACGGTTAACCGTTCATCGTCTGTGTGTTCGTCACCATACAATTCGCCTTCCGGGGAAGACACAAAGCCCATAATGCTGGCACTTGCCCTAGCCGCCACCACTTCCGACTGTTCAAACCCAGCCATATGGTGCAATCGTTCAATTGAACTTGCCAACCACGGCACACCCCGGGACTGTCCCGGTCTCTCAATAACGTACAAGTGGATTATGTCTTCAGCGGGTATGCGCAGGTACTTACTGCTGGTAGCCCGCCCATCTGCAAACATGTAGTCACCCGGGTGGCGAAACCCATCCATAAAGTAGTACGCCACTGGACGACCCCAATTGTCCTTTTCCACACCCATCCGAATTTGATTCCCGTTAGGTGCGATCGCATTGTAATCATCCAGCAGCAAATCTGACTCAAGTATCTGCACGGAAAATGGCAATATGCCCCCATCAAAATTGCGGTTAAGCAATCGTATTAGAACTTCGCCAGATTCAGCCACAGACCGAATTGCCAACCGCTCTAAGTCTTGGAATGACAGTTGTCCGCTAGCGTCTGGGGACTTACACCAGTTATGCCAAGCTAGTTCAATCTGTTCTGTTAGCCGTGGGTCAAGGGGTCCACCCCGCTGCAACTTGACTTGACTTTGGAAAGTGACCCCAGTGCCAACCACGTTGTTCACGATAGACCGGATGGCGTTACGGGCATAGTCGTTGTCCCGTACCAGTTGACGGGTTCTGTTTCGGAGTGGGCGTAAACTGCCTTTGATTTCGGAGTCCGCATTTGTCCCGGTTGCCACCCAGTCAGCAGTCAGCCGGTTTAAGTTTGCCCCGGTGTAACTACGCCGCCGTCGGGGTGGTTCAGACCGAAACAACGCCGCTAAAGCACTTCTAATTCCCATTGAATTTTATCCGTAAACTTTTCGGATCTCCACTAAACTTACTACCATTCTCCACTATGAGCCGGTACTTTAACTGACTCCGCAAAGTGGTCAAGTCTGCAACGGTCATCTTCTTGAGAGAACGGGTACCAATACTGTACTCCTGGACTGCACCGCCACTGACCATTGCCCGGATGGCAGCGTCAACCGCGTCTATGTCTTTCTCGAGTTGGGTACGCCCATCAAACCCAGCAGTAGCACCGGAGTAGTTTGCCACTACCACAGTTTGCCCCTGGTCCACGGTAAACCGTACTTGCCCACTGGTTAAGTAAGACTGCCAGTAGTATTGCCCAGCGGTCAACGCACTGGACTGTTGAACCGTGATAGTGGTGGACCAACCCGAACCAAGTGGGGTTCCCGTAAGATTAAGTACGGTGGCACCCCGTACCGCATAAGTCAACGTGTATGCGTCCGAAGTTAGCGTTTGCCCGTTCTGGACAACCGGGTTATCAGTCCATTGGGAATAATCCCCAATTACAATTTTTGATGGTACTGCCATAAATCACCAGTTAGTTATAAACGACTTTGGATTAGCTGGTCTACGCTTTGGCGGTTTGGTTGGTGGAACTGGTGGTGCAGCCACTGGCGCTTGTACGGACTCCACCGGTTCTACCTGCTGTTTTTTGGCAAACTGTTCCCACATAGTCCGTTTGTCATACTTTTGGTACAACTCGTTCAATGCCGCATAAGCATATACGAAACAATCTAACGCTTCATTTCGTTTACTAGAAATCTTAACCCATTCAGAAATTGCATACCCTTTGCTGTAGCGGACCTGTTTTTTCTCCGAAGTAAGTTGCTCGTAAAATTCTGTTGTCAATCCCTGGTGGAAGTGGATGACACCCGAACCCTCCACCCGTCCCAACCGTCCGTACAAGGTGGTCTTGGCAGTGTCTGTGCCAACCAAGAAGACTCGCCCGCCACCCTTCAAAGTCTGACCACGGTAGTTGACATCTACTTTGGTCGGTTTGCCAATTATGGGCTTATTCCGTGATGACTGTCCTTTTACCGCCAGGACAT